CTGCACATCAAAGTCGCAAGCTGCATAGAAAGGAGGATGCCTATGATTCTGTTAGATTACAAAGACCGCCGCCCTCCTCCAGATTTCTCTGGCGGGATATTTATATTTTCCAATCCGGGAAAAAAATGGATAGGTACCAGATATAAAGGAGTGATAATATGTGTGAATGGCGAGAAATTAAACAGAATACCAATTATATAGTGTCCGACGACGGTAGAGTTCGTCGCATTGGTTCAAATAAAGATCATTCAGTAATGATTAGAAACGGATACGAAGTTATAGATCTATATTGCGGAAGTGTTCGTCGTCGTTTTAGAGTACATCGCTTAGTTGCCGATGCTTTCATACCGAATCCGTATAATAAGCCTGAAGTAAATCATATAGACGGCGATAAAAGAAATAATCGAGTCGATAATCTTGAATGGGTCACTCGACAAGAAAATATTCGACATGCGTGGAATAATGGATTATATAAACCGAATTACTCTATGCTCGGTCGAAAAAATCCAAATGGTGGTCGCCATGGGAAGCCGTTTCGAATTGTAGAGACTGGCGAAATTTTTAATACGTTACAAGAATGTGAGAAGGCCATTAACGGAAATAACCGACACATAAATGATTGTCTTAAAGGGCGACAGCATACACATAGAGGGTATCATTTCGAATACATATAACATAATAATCTTGTTTCATACCGTTTTCAGAGGGGTTTACAATCAACTGATTGCCAGCAGTTGGATATTTTGTGGTTATTACATTATTTCTCATAGTTTACCTCCTTTCTCACTTTTCATGGGTTGCGAAAAGTTATATAGATCTTGATTAAACATCGTGTAAACCCCTCTGAAAACGGTATGAAACAAGTTATAAGCTATTGAAGGGAGGTCTAAAGCATGGCTAAAAAGAGACGTACTGCTACAACTCCAGAAGCACGAGAGAATCAGATGATCTCTTATGCCATGGATTTAGCGGAACAACAGATATTAGACGGTACAGCGTCGTCTCAGGTGATCACTCACTTCTTAAAACTCGGTACAGAGAAAGAAAGACTAGAAAGAGAGAAGCTTAAGCAAGAGAATGAGCTTCTTAAAGCTAAAGCACATGCTCTTGAGTCTAGCGAAGAAATGAAAACAATGTATGAAGATGCTATCAAAGCCATGCGTACATATTCTGGTAATGGTGATCCTGATGATTATTAGAACATACAACGAGTTAATGCTATTGCCGACGTTTAAAGAAAGATTCGAATATCTTAAATTGTCAGGTAGAGTTGGCGAAGAAACCTTTGGATTCGATCGATGGATTAATCAAAAATTTTATAGATCAGCGGAATGGAAACACATAAGAGATCAAGTTATAATAAGAGATAACGGATGTGATCTAGGCGTTGAGGGTCGAGAGATCTATGGAAAAATATTAATACATCATATGAACCCAATAACAAAGAAAGATATATTAGATCGAACGGATTTATTACTTAATCCAATGTATTTAATATCAGTAACTAAGCAAACGCATGACGCCATTCACTATAGCGATGAATCTATACTTATGAACGATCCAATAGTGCGTAGTAGAAATGATACTTGTCCATGGCGTCACGATTAATTCTAGAAAGGAGCGTGCACTGTGGGAAGTATACTTACATCTATTAAGTTATTGTTAGGAATAACTGAAGATTATGAAGCTTTTGATCAGCAGATTATAGCTCATATAAATTCAGTGTTTATGATTCTAACTCAGCTTGGTGTTGGTCCACCAGATGGATTTATGATCACTAGCAAAGTTGATACATGGAACGAGTTCATAAGTGATGAAAAGAAAATGCAGTTAGTGAAGTCGTACATGCATTTAAAAGTTAAAATGCTTTTTGATCCGCCTTCTAGTTCTGCTGTTATAGACAGCACTAATAGAATGATTAACGAATTCGAATGGCGACTAAACTCGCAAGCAGAATCTAAACTATAGGAGGTGGTAAATATGGATGATTTAGTATTAATCCATCACGGAGTAAAAGGTCAGAAATGGGGTATTAGACGATATCAAAATAAAGATGGAAGCCTTACCCCAGCTGGAAGAAAAAAAGCTGCGAAACTTGAATCGCGGTATATGGCTTTGACCGGAAAGAAGATCAAGAATAAACCAGCACAATCTACAAAACCTAAAACTATCGAAGAGCGAACAAAAGAGTTACAATCACAGAAAGCGTATCTTCAAACACAGAAAGATATTTTAGATCTCAATAGACAGATCACATCTTTGAAACCAGATACGAGAAGTACCGGTAGAAAATTCATAGAAAAGAATGGTCCTGCTCTTGCTAAAATAGTATGGGATAGTGTTGGTAAAGATACAGTCCAGAAAGTGGTTGATAAGAAGCTTGGTCTTAACAAGCAATCTACATCAGAAAAACTTGCTCAGCAGGCAAAAGATCTTAAGAATATGTATGACATAAAGGATTACAAGTCTAAACTTGGTAAAGAAACAGATTCTCAAAGAATTAAACGCGAACGAGACGATCAGCAGAACCGATATTATAGAGAATTTTACAAAAATCAGACTGACGAGTTAAAAAAGAAACGCGAAAAGAAGTAGAGGTGGTATAATATGAGTTTATCTAATACTGCCACACCGATTTATTATGGACAATTTAGAGATGCTGTAATGAGAGGCGAAATCCCTATTTCTAGAGAGATAGAAATGGAAATGAATCGAATAGACGATCTAATTGCCAATCCTGGAGTATGGTATGATGATCAGGCTATTAATGGATTTATAAGGTATTGTGAAGATGAACTCACATTAACTAACGGCGAGGATCTGCATCTATTGGATTCATTTAAATTATGGGCTGAGCAGATTTTCGGCTGGTATTACTTCGTTGACAAAAGCATATACGTTCCTGATCCAGATGGACGAGGCGGGCATTACGAGAATAAGACAATTAAAAAACGTCTTATTAAAAAACAGTATTTGATTGTTGCTCGAGGTGCAGCGAAGTCTATGTATGGAAGTTGTTTACAAAACTACTTTCTAAATGTAGACGTATCCACTACCCATCAGGTAACAACGGCGCCTACCATGGCTCAGTCGGAAGAAGTTATGTCCCCTATAAGGACTGCAATTACTCGTGCTCGAGGTCCGTTATATCAATTTTTAACTGAAGGATCACTACAGAATACGACTGGTTCGAAAGCTAACCGGGTAAAGCTTGCCTCTACTAAGAAAGGTATTCAGAATTTTCTGACCGGTTCACTATTAGAAATAAGACCAATGACAATCGACAAGTTGCAGGGTCTTCGAGTTAAAGTAGCGACCGTTGATGAGTGGCTTTCTGGTGACATTAGAGAGGATGTAATCGGCGCTTTAGAGCAGGGTGCAGCAAAGGAGCAAGGCGGCGGAACCAATGATGACTATTTGATAGTCGCCATAAGTTCTGAAGGTACCGTTCGTAATGGTGCCGGCGATGACATCAAAATGGAATTGATGAAGATTCTTAAAGGCGAGTATAAAGCACCACATACTTCAATCTTTTGGTATAAGCTGGACTCTATTGACGAGGTTGCTGAACCAGATATGTGGATTAAAGCAAATCCGAATCTTGGAAAAACTGTTACTTATGAAACATATCAGGATGATGTTGAAAGAGCTGAAAAGAATCCGGCGGCCAGGAACGATATTCTAGCTAAGCGTTTTGGAATACCAATGGAAGGCTATACATATTTCTTTACATATGACGAAACGCTTAAACATAGACGACATGATTTTTGGGGAATGCCTTGTGCTTTAGGTGCCGATTTATCACAAGGTAATGACTTTTGTTCGTTTACATTTTTGTTTCCATTACGAGATGGGGCATTCGGTATTAAGACTCGAAATTATATAACAGAGCTTACCTTAGCGAAACTCCCGGGTTCTATGAGAGTGAAATATGATCAGTTCATAGACGAGGGTAGTTTAATTGTAATGGAAGGTACAATCCTCGATATGATGGATGTTTATGAAGAACTAGATAATCACATAACTCAACGAGAATACGATATTCGAGCATTTGGGTATGATCCATACAATGCTAAAGAATTCGTAGAAAGATTCGGTAGAGAGTATGGCGAATATGGTATAGTAAAAGTACCACAGGGATCAAGAACTGAATCTGTTCCTTTGGGTGAGTTAAAGAATCTTGCCGAGGAGAGAATGCTTATCTTCGACGAAGAACTTATGACTTTTACAATGGGTAATTGTATCACTATTGAAGATACAAATGGAAACCGTAAACTTTTAAAGAAACGATACGAGCATAAGATCGACGCGGTAGCAGCTATGATGGATGCTTTTGTCGCTTATAAGATTAATCGTGAACAATTTGAATAGGAGGTAGATTATATGACATTAAACGATACTGTAGACCTTATGACAAGTGATGATTACAAAGAAAGATTCAAAGCTGAATACTTGCAGCTTAAGATTCGAATTAATGGTCTTCGAAAAATGCTTATTAAATGGGACGCCGGCAAACTTGATTTTACTCCTTCATGCCCAAGAGCAGTTCTTCTTACACAGAAACGGTATATGGAAGAGTACCTTAACCAGTTAGAAGTTAGAGCGGAGATTGAAGACATTAATTTAGAGTAGTTTATAAGCCGCAAATCTATGACACGAAAAGCGAAGAGGTGACGACCGAGTAGTGTCCTGCGGCTTACATATAAGGAGATTCAAAATGGAATTTAATATAGCTACAAGGCTGAAACATGCCTATAATGCATTTATGAAACGCGCCCCCACATGGACTCCGAGTGGTTCTAGCTATTCGGTAAATCCAGATAGACCCAGATTAAGTCGAGGTAATGAACGATCGATCATTACTACAATATACAATCGTATTGCCATCGATGTAGCAGCGATTGATATAAAACATTGTCGTCTGGATGAAAACCGAAGATATATAGAAGACGTGCAATCTGGGCTCAATGAGTGTCTTAGTATAGAAGCTAACATCGATCAAACAGGGAGTGCATTTATACAGGACATAGTCTTGTCAATGTTAGACGAAGGTGTGGTTGCGATTGTACCGGTTGACACATCGTTAAACCCTAACATCACATCGTCTTATGACATTCTTTCTATGCGGGTTGGTAAGATTACAGAATGGTTTCCCAAAGATGTTCGAGTGGAATTATATAACGATTCTACCGGATTAAAACAGGAGATTATCATACCTAAACGACAGGTTGGTATTGTTGAGAATCCATTCTATGCTATTTGTAATGAGCGTAATTCTACGTTGCAGAGACTTAAACGAAAACTTTCTTTACTCGATATTACCGACGAGCAGACCGCATCAGGTAAACTGGATTTGATTATTCAGGTACCTTACGTTGTTAAGACTGAAGCTCGTAGAGAACAGGCTGATCGACGTCGAAAAGATTTAGAAGAACAGCTTAGTGGATCCAAATATGGAATCGCATATGCGGATGGCACAGAGAAGATTACTCAGTTGAACCGGTCTCTTGAGAACAATCTTCTTAAACAGATCGAATACTTAACCGAAGAGGTGTATTCCCAGTTCGGTATAACTAAGGAAGTTCTTAATGGAACTGCCGACGAAAAGACAATGCTTAACTATAATAACCGAACTATTGAACCGATTGTCTCAGCTATTACAGAAGAACTGAGGCGTAAGTTTTTGACAAAGACTGCTAGAACACAAGGACAGTCAATTACTTACTTTAGAGATCCGTTTAGATTAGTACCGGTTAACGACATTGCTGAAATCGCAGATAAGTTTACTCGTAATGAGATTATGACTTCGAATGAGATTAGGCAGGTTATCGGAATGAAACCATCTGATGACCCTAAGGCTGACCAACTTGTTAACAGTAACATAAGTCAACCTGATGAAAATCAGCAGTCGGTAGACAATCAATACTATCCGACTGACTATGAAGAAGGAGGAAACAGTCAAAATGGCTAATTATGATTTTAGTGGATGGGCCACACGTAATGATTTACAGTGTAGTGATGGTCGAACTATTCGCAGAGATGCGTTTAAAGGAAATGATGGAGCAACTGTACCATTAGTATGGAATCATGAGCACAATGATCCTAACGCTGTTTTAGGGCATGCTATGCTCGAAAATCGTGATGATGGAGTATATGCTTATGGAACATTCAATGATACTGAACAGGGGCAGCATGCAAAAAAATTACTCCAGAACGGAGATGTAAGATCATTATCAATCTGGGCTAATCAGCTTAAACAGATTGGTGGAGATGTTATGCATGGAAACATTAGGGAGTTAAGTCTGGTATTATCTGGTGCAAATCCTGGAGCATATGTAGATTTCGTAATGGCACACAGTGACGATGAAGAAGACACGCTGTATGCTAGTTATGATGAGAATCTTATGATATGGCACTCTGACCAGCCCCCCGTAGATAATAAGAAAGGAGACGACAATATGGCCGATACTAATACAAAACCTGAGAATAAACCTGAAGGAAAATCCGTTGAAGACATTATCAACAGCATGAATGAAGATCAGCGCGGTGTCATGGATTACATGGTTGGTTTAGCTCTCGAAAAAGGTAAAAAAGATGATGGAGGAGATGATAATATGAAACATAATGTATTCGAAGATTCCAACCAGGAGCCTACACAGGTACTTAGTCACTCTGATGAACAGGCAATTGTAGCCCTTGCTAAACAGTCCAATGTAGGATCTTTAAAGCAGGCTATTCAGATTTATGCTGAGGAGCATGACGACACATTATCTCACGGTGTATTTGATGACAACGTTGAGAAACTTTTCCCAGAATATGAGCTGCTTAAGAAAGGTGAACCTGAAACTCTTGAAAGAGATCAGTCCTGGATTGCTGCAGTAATTAGCAAAATTCATAAATCACCTATTAGCAGAATTAGAACACGTCAGGCAGACGCTCGAATCGCGGAGCTTAGAGCTAAAGGTTATCAGAAGAAAGGTAACTACAAAGAGAATATGGCACAGATCAAGTTACTTGGTCGTACCACAGATCCACAGACAATCTACATCAAAGATGAAATGCACCGGGACGATATTATTGATATCACAGATTTCGATATCGTAGCATATCAGTGGAGAATGATGAGACATCTGTTAGATGAAGAACTTGCTATGGCTGCTTTAGTCGGTGACCAGAGAGAAGATGGAGACCCAGATAAGATCCATGAAGAACATATCAGATCCATCTGGCATGACGATGAGTTATATACCATCCACTGGGATATTGACATGGACGAGGCAAAGAAGTCCCTCCAGGGAATAAACACATCTGCAAATTTCGGAGAGAATTATATTACAGCAGAAGCTATCATTACAGCGTCACTTTATTCCAGAGAGAAATTTAAAGGATCAGGTACTCCAGATCTTTACTGCACACCTCACCTGTTGAATGTAATGCTCTTAGCCAGAGATTTAAATGGACGTAGAATCTATGATTCCAAAGCAGATCTTGCAGCAGCACTTAACGTTGGTGCTATTCATACTGTTGAACAGTTTGAAGGTCTTACAAGAATTGATGCGTCATCCAAGAAGCATAAGCTCCTGGGTCTCTTTGTTAATTTAGCAGATTACCAGTTCGGTTCCACAAAGGGCGGCGAAATCACTAAATTCGATGACTTCGATATGGATTTCAACCGTTACAAGTATATGCTCGAGACAAGATTGTCAGGATCTCTTACACGAGTTTATTCTGCAATTGCCCTGGAAGAGCCTATTGAATAAATATAAACTTTAAAAGGAGGAATAAGTTATGGAAATTGTTAGACCATTATTTTCAGATAAAAATGTAGCAGTTAGAAAATGTTTTTTAAAAACCGCAGATAACGTTCTTTACCATGATGCCGAATTTAAGAAAGCGCTTACAGCTGATGAAGCTGTTGATGCATATCTTAAAGGCGTTGTAATCGTTGCAGCTGACGGATCTTTTAGTACTCCGATTGGATGCGCAGTAGCTTCCAAAAAGGCTACTCTTACATATATTAAGCCAAATGGTACAACAGCTACATCCGCAGATATCGGGAAAGCTACATCGGTTTAGGTATAGCTTATGAGTAAATGGTTCGGCAAAATAGGGTACGCTATACAGAAAGAATCGGAACCTGGAATATGGGAAGAAGAAATCATTGAACGAGATTACTACGGTGATCTATTAACTGATAATAGAAAACGCCAGTCTAATAATAACGTTCTTGATGAAATTACGCTTTCAAATATGGTTAGCATTATTGCTGATCCATTTGCTTATAACAATTGTTCCTGTATGGCGTATGCAGAAATTATGGGGGCTAGATGGAAAATCTCTGAAGTCGAGGTTAAGCCCCCTCGATTAAATCTAACGATAGGAGGTGTATATAATGGGAACACGCCTAGAACTTCAGACGAAACTTGAAGAACTTCTTGGTTCTCGAAACGTATATTATCAACCTCCGTCATCCGTCAAAATGGCATATCCAGCTATAGTATATAGTAGAACTGATTTTACTTATGTACCTGCAAATGACGAAAAATATTTAATTAAAAAAAGATATTCAATAATTGTGATATCTAAGAAACCAGATGACCCGGTATTAGATAAATTGTTAGCATTACCATTTTGTTCTTATGGAACACAATACAAAGTTGACAATCTTATTCATGACACATTCGATTTATATTTCTAAAAAAGGAGGAATATTTATGGCTAAATTAGTTTGGGATAAATCCGGAGAACATTTTTATGAAACCGGAGTTAGAAAAGGTGTATTATACAATTATGACAAGTCTACAAGTGCTTACGCCAGTGGAACTGTTTGGAATGGTCTTACCGGCGTAACAGAATCACCAGAAGGTGCTGAGCCAACCGCGTTATATGCTGATGACATAAAGTATCTTAATCTTATGTCTGCTGAAGATTGGAAAGGAACTATTACAGCATACACATTTCCTAAAGAATTTGAGAAATGTGATGGATATGCAGAATTAACTGCAGGTGTAACAATCGGTCAGCAGGATAGAGAAATTTTCGGATTCTCTTATCAGACACGTATCGGTAATGATATAGAGGGCAGCGAGAAAGGTTACAAGATTCATTGTGTATACGGCTGCATAGCTTCTCCGTCTGAGAAAGCTTATGCAACAATTAATGATTCACCAGAAGTTGTTGAATTTAGCTGGGATGTTAATGCTACTCCGGTAGAAGTTTCAGGACATAAACCGACAGCTACATTAATAATCGATTCGACTAAGGTGAGTGAAAAGGCTCTTAAAGCTGTTGAAGATCTTCTTTATGGTAATGACACAACTGGAACTGCTAAATTACCTTTACCAGCTGAAATTCTTTCAGCCATTACAGCTGAAGGTGAATAATAATCGTTAAATAAGAAAGGAGTTAAACTATGTTAAGAAAGGAAATTACTTATACAGATTTCAATGGGGTAGAAAGAACAGAACCATTCTACTTCAATTTCTCAAAAGCAGAACTTATGGAGATGGATCTCACTTCTATGGGTGGATTCGAAAATACAGTAAAAGCTATCATCGATGCTAATGACACCCCGAGTCTTATTAAGATTTTTAAAGAGTTCGTTCTTAAGGCATACGGTGAAAAATCTCCGGATGGAAAACGTTTTATGAAAGTAAATGATGCTGGTGTTCCAGTAGCAAGAGCATTTTCTGAATCGAATGCTTACTCTGAATTATTTATGGAATTAGCAACGGATGACGTTGCTGCAGCTGAATTTATTAACGGAATTATTCCAGCGGATGTATCCAAAAAGGCTTTAGACGAAGGTCTTATTCAGCTTCCGTCTAAAGATAATTAAGAAAGGCTGTAAAGAGAATGCTTAAAGTGATTGTGCCTGGACTTGGACATGAGGATTGGGACGAATGTAAAGAAGAGTTTGTTTATTATGTCGAATCTGAAGATGTTGAGCTACAACTTGAGCATTCTCTTGTAGCCATATCCAAATGGGAGTCAAAATGGCATAAACCGTTTTTAGGTTGTAAAGACATGACTGATGAACAAATGATAGATTACATACGATGTATGACTATTAATGATGCAGATCCTGAAGTTTATAGTAGATTAACAGCCAATAACCTTACTCAGATAAAAGAGTATATGGATAATCCAATGACTGCAACTACTTTTAAGAATAATAATTCGAGAAGTAATAGTAGCGAAGCAACTACATCAGAAATCATATATTATTGGATGATAGTTAATAATATACCAGTTGAATTTGAACATTGGCATATAAAAAGATTGTTAACATTAATTAGAGTATGCTCTATAAAAAATCAGCCAGCTAAGAAAATGAGTAAATCGGAAGTGGCTAAATCGTATAGAGCACTTAATGCTGAACGTTGTGCCAAGCTTGGAACAAAGGGGTGATTATATGGCGACTATCAGCGAAAAATGCGTCAAACTTGTTAAAGAATTTGAGGGTTGTAAGCTCAAAGCTTATAGAGATGAGGTTGGCGTATGGACTATAGGTTACGGAATAACAAATTCCGATAAATCTATTACTGGAAAAACAATTAAATCTGGAATGAAAATTTCACAGGCCACAGCTGAAAAATGGCTTAAAGATTCTTTAATCAAGAAATATCTTCCACTCGTTATGAAATACAATGACAAGTATAAATGGAATCAGAACGAGATTGATGCATTAGTTTCTTTCTGTTATAATATCGGAAGCATTAAGCAGCTTACAGATAATGGTACTAGAAGCAGAAAAGAAATCGCATCAGCTATGCTTAAGTATAATAAAGCTGGCGGAAAAGTTTATCGTGGTTTAACACGAAGAAGAACAGCCGAACAGAAACTGTTCTTAACAAAAGTAAAGACTAAGGAAATTACCTTGGGGTCTTATTTGCATTCTAAAGGATATGGAGCAGGAACTCCAAATCTTAAGAAGCTTGCAGTAGCTAATATTGATACACCAGAAATTAAGGCTGCATTATTAACATTAGCTAAAAACAAGAAATTGAAACTTCCAAAAGACTTAGCAAAATGGTCTAAGTAGGAGGTACATATGATTACATTCAGACAGAAGGGTGATTTTGAAAAGGCTACTCGATATTTTTTAAAACTTCAGAAAGCTATAAATGCCGGAGTACTCGATAAATACGGACAAGAGGGAGTAGCCGCCCTCCGGTCTGCAACCCCAGTTGATACTGGCTTAACTGCTAATTCCTGGGATTATAATATTGAAAATTCTTCGGGTGGCGTTTCTATAGTATTCACCAACTCGAATCGAAATAATGGTGTCCTTATAGCAGTTATTCTGTTTTATGGACATGGTACAGGAACTGGTGGATGGGTTGCAGGAAGAGACTATATAAACCCAGCTATTCAACCAGTTTTTGATAAAATGGTAAATGAAATATGGAAGGAGGTCACTAAGATATGAGTAATACTATTGACAGTAGAGTCGTTGAAATGCGATTTGATAATAAAAACTTTGAATCAAATGTAGCACAGAGTATGTCTACACTTGATAAATTAAAGGCTAAACTCAATCTTTCCGGTGCCTCTAAAGGACTAGAGAACCTTGACAAAGCGGTTAAAAATACTAATATGTCAGGTCTTGCTTCAGGAATAGAAACAGTAAATGCTAAATTCTCAGCAATGCAGGTTATAGGAATGACTGCGTTATCCAGAATAACAAACGCCGCCATGACTGCTGGAAAGAACATGGTTTCAGCTCTAACCATAAATCCGGTTAAAGACGGACTTAACGAATATGAGACTCAGATCAATGCAGTACAGACAATCTTGGCGAATACCCAAAAAGAAGGTACAAACGTCAAAATGGTAAATGCTGCATTAGATGAATTAAATACTTATGCTGATAAAACCATTTACAACTTCACAGAGATGACTCGTAATATTGGTACATTTACTGCAGCAGGCGTAAAACTGAATACATCGGTTAAATCTATACAGGGTATAGCTAACATAGCAGCAATGTCTGGATCAACATCACAACAGGCATCCACTGCTATGTATCAGTTATCGCAGGCATTAGCCGCCGGTAAAGTAAGTTTGATGGACTGGAATTCAGTAGTAAACGCTGGTATGGGCGGACAAGTATTTCAGGATGCTTTAATTAGAACATCTGAAAATCTTAAGACCGGAGCTAAAGAAGCTATCAATACATATGGTACATTCCGTGAAAGTTTAACCAAAAGCGGATGGTTAACAACTGAAGTATTAACCGAAACTCTTAATCAGTTCGCTGGAGCATATTCTAAAGCAGATTTAATGTCGCAGGGTTATAGTGAAAAACAGGCGGAAGACATTACAAAAATGGCTAAGACCGCCATGGACGCTGCAACAAAGGTAAAAACTTTCACACAATTAATTGATACCTTGAAAGAACGTTTAGGGTCTGGTTGGACCGAAACATGGCGACTTCTTATTGGTGATTTCGAGGAAGCCAAAACATTATGGACTGGTGTTTCTGATGTATTAGGTAATTTTATAGATAATATGTCTAATGCCAGAAATGCTGTTATTAAAAGTGCAATGGGTAAGGGTCTCGGCGCTATGGGCAAAGAACTTACTAAAGCATTTAACGGAATTAATGAAGCCGAAAAAACAGTTGATAAAGTTTCTACATCACTTACTAACTTAGGTAAAGTAAGTACTCAAGTTATTAACGGTGATTTCGGTAATGGTGAAACTCGTTTTAAGAAACTTACTAAAGCCGGCATTAATTACTATACGGTACAAAATGCAGTTAATAAAGCCTTAGGAAATAGTAAACGATACACAAAAGAACAAATCGCAGAACAGGATAAACTGACCAGTACAAAGTCTAAAACTACTGAAACAACCAAAAAAGAAGCAGAGGCAAACACTAAACTTACAGATGAGCAGAAAAAACAGATTATTGCATATGCTCAAATGAGTGATGCACAGTTAAAAGCAGCTGGCGTAACTAAAGAACAGCAACAAGCACTCGCCGATTTAAAAACGACGTCTGAACAGATGGGCATTCCTATAAAAGAACTGGTAATGAACATTGATCAAATTAATGGTCGATGGATTATGATCAAAGGTTTTGCTAATATAGGAAACGGACTTATTAAAGTATTTAAATCTATCGGGGATGCTTGGAAAGAAACGATGAAACCAATAACCGGAAATGATATTTTCAATGTAATTGTTGGATTTCAGAAGTTTACAAGACAGTTAATTATGACTGACCAAACAGCAGATAAACTTAAACGAACGTTTAAAGGTGTATTTGCAATGTTAGATATGGTTATGGCTGTTACCGGTGGCGGATTAAAATTAGCTTTCAAAGTTTTAAGCATGGTACTTAAAGCGTTTGATACTGATTTATTAACAGTTACCGCCAATATTGGTGACGCTATTGTAGCAATCAGAGACTTTTTATTTAGCAATAATTTAATTACTAGCGGATTTAAATTAATAGCGTCAGGCGTCAAAATGGCAGTGAATGCTATTAAAAGTTTCATTAATATGATTAAAGGAATTCCGCAGGTACAGAATTTTGCCAATTTCTTTAAAAGTTTAGACTGGAATGAGATCGGACAGAATGTAGTAGACGGTCTTAAAAACGGTTTAAAAGGTGGAATAAGTCAGATTCCACAGATTCTTATCCAAATTGGTCAATCTATGATTGATGCGATTTGTGGTGTTCTTGGGATTGCTTCGCCGTCTAAAGTTATGTACGACATTGGTGTATGGGCTATACAGGGTCTTATTAATGGTGTATTATCAATGGTTAAAGGTATTGTCGATGCAATTTCCAACATTGGTAATATTATTGCTGATACATTTAGTAAGATATTTGATAAACCAGATTTCGATTTTTCCAAACTTGAAACATTCGGTAAAAATATTATGAATATGTTTACTAATATGTTCAGCGGATTAAATTTCGGTAAAATATTGTCACTTGGTGCTATGGGCGGAGTATGGTATTTAGCTAAGCGAGCATTAGACGTCGCGGATAGTATCACTGCACCATTTGAAGGCGTTGGGTCAGTTCTTGAAAATGCTGCTGAAGTTATAGAGAAATCGAACAAAAATATTCAGAGGATTCTTAAGAATACTTCGAAAGTAATTAAGTCTTTCTCTAAAGTTCTTAATGCAAAAGCTTGGCAGATGAAAGCTGAGGCTATGAAAAACATGGCTCTTTCTATTGCTATTCTAGCTGGTGCAGTTTATGTATTAGCTCAATTAGATACTGATAAATTAATTAAAGGTGTTGTAGCTATAGGCGCATTAGCTGCTATTCTTGTAGCATTAGCATATGCGATGAATAAACTTGATGGTTTATCGTTCTCTAAAGATGATACTGGTTTTAGTATAAAAGGACTTAAAACATCATTATTAAGTATCGGTGCCGCCATTTTGTTAATCGCAACAGCAGTTAAGATAATGGGCAAATTAAAACCAGAAGAAGCAGAACAAGGTTTTAAAGGTTTAACCGGTATTATTATAGCTATAGGTGGAGTGCTTGCAGTATACGGAAAATTAGTTAAAGGTAAATCTGCTAAAAACGCCGACAAAGCTGGCAAAATGATAAAACGCCTTGCCACATCTTTACTTATTATAGCCGTAGCTGCTAAAATTATTGGTACATTATCACCTGAGGAAATGACCAAAGGCGCTGCATTTATGGTTGCATTCGGGTTATTTGTTGCTGCTATGACTAAAGTTGCCACAGTAGACGGAAAAATAGCAGATAAGCTCGGTAGAATGATGATCCGAATGGCTATTGCGATGGGTCTTATGGTCGGTGTAGTCAAGCTCGTATCCGGTTTGTCGCCTAGTGATATGGTTAAAGGAGCCGCTTTTGCTGGAGCTTTTGTACTGTTTGTTTATGGATTGAGAAAAGCAGCTTCTATAGACAACGGAACATCAATTGCCAAATTAAGTCTTTTATTATTCAATGTATCTAATTCCATGTTGATGATGGTTGGAGTAGTTAAACTCGTAGGTTTATTATCAGCGTCAGATATGCTGAAAGGCGTTGCTTTTGCTGGAGCATTCTTATTGTTTATTAAAGCACTTACCAGAATCGTCAAAATGGATTCCGGACAGCAAATCGCTAAAGTTAGTGGCATTATTCTATCTATGTCAGTATCAATGCTTATGATGGTCGGAGTAGTCAAACTTGTAAGTATGCTTACTCCAGGAGAAATAACCAAAGGTATAATAGCTATAGGGTTATTCGCTTTAATGATAAAAGCAATGGTTAACATAGCTAAAAATGCAGGAAATAATACGAAACTAGCTGGAACATTATTAGGCATGGCTACAGCTATTGCTATTATGGCTGGCGTATGTGTCTTACTCAGTATGATTGATACGACATCATTAGCTAAGGGTATACTAGCCGTGGGACTATTATCTACAATGGTTTCACTAATGATATACTCGACAAAAGGATCAAGTAACGCGGTTAAGAATATTGTTGCTTTATCGGCAGCAATAGCTGCAATGGTCGGGGCTGTTATAATACTCACAATGTTAGATCCTCAGAAAATGGCTACTACAGTTGCGTGTCTTTCCAGTTTAATGGTAGCTTTTGGTATAATGTCAAAATTATCATCAAATGCTAAGACGTCTATTAAATCGATGGCGTCTGTATTAGTTGTTGTTAGTTTATTGGCAGCTGTCTGTGCTGCACTGGGTATGTTACCAGTAGATATGACTTTGGAGACCGCCGTTGGATTGTCCACGTTGATTCTTGCTATATCTGGTGCTGTAGCAATATTAGGCACAGTTAAAAAAGTAAATAAGTCAGCTATTGCAGGAGTGGCTGGCGTCGCTTTAGTTGTCGGTGCTTTAGCTTCAGTACTTGGCATACTTAACAAGTACAATTTTAATGTGGGTATCGAAACAGCAACAGCTATGTCGGAATTAATATTAGCGTTATCTACATCCTGTGCTATCCTTGGTTCAATTTCCGGATTAAATGGTTCAACAGCAACGAACGCCGGTAAACTATTACTTGTTGTTACTGGAGTTGCTGCGTTACTTACGGGTTTAGCTGGTTTGGTAGGTTTAATACCGGGGGCTAAGAAATTCTTAGATGGCGGTATTGAAGTTCTTCAAAAGATTGGTTATGGTCTAGGCTCATTCTTAGGTAACATAGTAGGCGGATTTAGTGCAGGAGCAACTGCTGGTTTACCAGAAGTCGGTCAGAATTTATCAGAATTTATGCAAGCATTTGGCCAAATCGATGGGAAATCGTTAAGTGGAATAAAAAGCTTTTCTGATGCTATGCTTGAAATAAGTGCAGCAAATATATTAGATGGAATATCTAAATTTATTAATTTCGGTAAGAGTCCCATTGAGACTTTTGCAGATAACATAAAAACATTAGCCAACGGACTCGCTGACGTAGCGACATCGTTAAATGGCAATGGCCCGATTGATTTATCTAATCTGGATTCAATCGCTAATGTGGGTAATGCTTTTGCTAAACTCCAATCAACAGTTGAACCTGTCGGCGGATTACTTCAAGCTATAACTGGACACGGTGATCTTGGAGACTTCGGTAATCAGATTTCATCGTATTGTAAAAATATCGCTAAAGCAGCATCGTCGATATCTGATATAGAACCAGAAAATGTTGATAATCTTGAAGTTATTGCTTCAGTAGGTAAAGCATTTAGTGCACTCCAGAAAACAATCGAACCGATACTCGGTCTAAAACAAGCTTTTACAGGTACCAAAGATCTTGGAGACTTCGGACTTCAGGTAGCAGTATATTGCGGTAGTCTTAAAATGGCTATTTCAGCTGTTAAAGGCATTCAACCGGAGGGTATTGATAACTTAGAAAGCATCGCTAATGTGGGTAATGCATTTTCTAATCTTCAGAAAACAGTACAACCGATACTCGGTTTAAAACAAGCTTTTACAGGTACTAAAGATCTTGGAGACTTCGGACTTCAGGTAGCTTTATACTGTAACAGCCTCAAAATGGGTATTTCAGCTGTTAAAGGTATTCAACCAGAAGGTATTGAAAATCTTGAAAGCCTTGCCTCGGTTGGACAAATATTTTCTCAGTTACAATCAACTGTAGAACCAGCAGGTTTACTTCAGACATTGCTTGGTGAAAAAGATTTATCAACTTTCGGTACTCAAGTATCCTGGTTTATCAATCAGATACAAATGGCAATAAGCAGTATTCCAGAAGATTTCGATGTTAATATAGATGCTGTTCAGAAGATAGTCACTGTTGGTAATATGCTTGCTGAACTTCAGAAAGCTTTACCAGAGGATAAGTTCTTTGACGGTAAAATGAATCTTAGCCAATTTGGAACTAAGATTGTTTCTTTCGGAACTGCCATGAGTAATTTTGCATCATCTGTTGCTGATATAGATGTTAGTAATATTGGCAAAGTAGTAACAATCGGTAATCGTTTATCGACGCTTATGAACAGTCTAAAAAATATCGACACTTCTGGACTCAGTAAGTTTAAGTCAATAAAAGATATTGGATCAGCGCTTAATAGCTTTGCATCAAATATTACGTTTGATACTGGAGCTATATCTTCAGCAGTTTCATCCGCGAATAAACTTAAGAGCTTCATAAATGGTCTTAAGAATCTTGATACATCAGGAATTTCTAAATTCCAATCCGCCGTATCTAAGCTTGGACAAACCGATATTTCGTCAGCTGCGGCATCTTTATCCAAAGGAGCTAGTAAGATGGCTAAAGTAGGTTCGTCTATGACTAAATCATTGACTAGCGGACTTAAATCCGGTTCTGGTGCAGCTAGTTCTGCTGCCGGTTCTTTGGTAAAAAGTATGAGTTCGAAATTATCAGGGTCTACAGGTCAGTTCAGTTCCGCCGGTACGAAGTTAATCGCCGCCTTCATCAAGGCTATAAATGCTAAGAAAGGTATGGCTGCAGCAGCTGCTAGAGCAGTTGCTTCTGGTGCTGCATCAGCTATGGGCGGAAGTTCAGGCAGAGGCTATAGCTACGGTAGTATGCTAGGTCAAGGGTATGTTAATGGCGTTAGAGCTAAAGTGGCGTCTGCATATGCGGCAGGTTACGCAGTTGGTGCTGCCGGTGCTAGAGGTATTGCTGCAGGTCAGCATTCTAAATCACCATCAAGGTTAGCCTATAAATGGGGTGTATATCTTGGTGAGGGATATGTTAATGGCGCTCAGACCATGGTTAAATCCGCTAGTAAAGTCGGACATAGCATGGGTGCGGCAGCAACACAGGCTTTAGCTGATTCTTCTCAGAAACTGTCTAAGATGGTTGATATGAGTTTTGATTCATCCCCAACAATAAGACCAGTTGTTGATATGACAGATATAAAGAAACAAGCAAGTTCTATAAGCACATTGTTTAACGATCCTCTAATGTCTCAAACTGGAAATATTAGAGCCATTCGTACTATAGTTGATAACCGTCAAAATGGAAACGATGATATAGTTTCTTCTATTAATAAACTTCGCAAAGATCTTGGAAATGTCGGAAACACTTATAATAGTATCAATGGCATTACATACGATAACGGTAGCGAAATATCTGAAGCAGTAGGCACACTGGTTAGAGCAGCTCGTATAGAAAGGAGGCGATAAATATGTCTGCACCAACAATAAATAAACTTGATATACAAAATGATTCTAAAACTATGTTTTGTACTTGGACATGGAAAAAGAAAAATACAAAAGAATATAAGGTTGTTTGGTATTATACAACAGGTGACGGAGTTAAATTTATCGGCTCCGAGACAACTGAAACGCATAAGCAATCAACATATTCAATACCGGATAACGCTAAGACAATATCGGTTAAAGTTAAACCTATATCGAAAAAGCATAAAGTTAAAAAAGGTAAAAAAACTAAAGAAGTATCTTATTGGACAGCCAGTTGGTCGTCTGAAAAGAAATATGTATTAAGTAAAAATGAGGAGCCGGACACGCCTTCGGCTCCAACAGTAAAAATAGATAAATTTAAACTTACAGCTTCTTGTGAGAATTTATCAATAGATCCAAACAATAAACCTGACGGAATAGAATTTAGAGTTGTTAAAAATAATAGTGGAACTGCTTTTGCTGTAGATCCTGCACGTGTAAAAAATAGGTCTGCATCGTACTCTTGGAACATTTCAGCAGGTGCTAAGTACAAAGTACAATGTCGAGCTTATCGAGTTTTAGCAAAATCCAAAACTGTTAGAAAAGCTCCTGGTCATATTGCCTATAAATCTGTTGTTTATTACAATCAGGTTTTATACAGCAATTGGTCTGAATTTTCATCTGAGGTTGAAACAATCCCAGCTGCACCGAAAAGTATTACAAGTTGTCGAGCTCGTTCTTCCACAGAGATAGAAGTTAAATGGTCCGCAGTAAGTAATGCAACCTCGTATGAGGTACAGTATACTACTAAACGAGAATATTTTAACACTAATCCAGATGGGGTTTCCACAAAAACGATAGAAAGTGGAACAACTGCAATTGTTTCTGGACTTGATAAAGGTGACGAATATTTCTTTAGAGTAAGGGCTAAGAATTCACAGGGTGAGTCAGGATGGACGGGAATAAAATCTTGCAAGGTTGGTAAAAAACCAGCGGCTCCTACTACATGGTCGTCTGCATCGAAAGCTATGACTACTGATCAAATAACATTGTACTGGGTTAATAATTCGCAAGATGGTTCGAAAGCAACTAAATCTGAAATTTATATTTATAAGGATGGTTCAATTCATTCAACGCCAGTTGTCGTTCATAGTTACAACGGTGAAACTGAGGATGAAGAGGAAGAAAAAACGCATTCTTATGCATTAGACAGTACTATATTAGGCGATGGAGCTGTAATCAAATGGAAAGTTCGAACAATGGGAGTAATTAACGAATGGAGCGATTTCTCGGTTGAACGAACGATTGATGTATATGCTCCACCAACACTTGAATTGACTTTAAGTAATAAAGAAGGTTCTAGTCTCGAAACTGTTGAAGAATTTCCGATATACGTAAAAGGCGTTGCTGGTCCGACTAACCAAGCTCCAATTGGATATCATATATCTATTGTGCCACTTATGGATTACGAGTATGAAGATCAAGTCGGGCAAACTCAGCAAGTATCGATTGGGCAAGAAGTATATTCTAAATATTTCGATATAGGAACAGACTTGGTCGTTGAGCTAAGTGCTAGTAATCTTGATCTAGAAAATGGTGTTGAGTATTTAATGACCGGTCAGGTAACCATGAACTCCGGATTATCAGCTGAATCATCAGTACAGTTTACTGTGGATTGGACCGAGGATTTCTATAATGTTGATGCTGAAATAATATACGATGATGAAACATATTCATGTATAGTTCGTCCGTATGCATATACTTTACCGGCAGATTATGATCCAGACACAGCAACCGAAGAACCTGAGGAAACATTGGTAAATAATGTAACGTTGAATTTGTATCGTAGAGAAGCCAATGGCGAATTCGTTGAAATCATGACTGATATCGAAAATACTAAGAATACTTATGTTACTGATCCGCATCCGACATTAGACTATGCTCGATATAGAGTAGTGGCTGTATCTAAGTCAACCGGATCTATAAGCTTTGAAGACATTCCAGCATATCCGATTGATGAAACATCAGTTATAATTCAATGGAATGAAAAATGGGAAAACATTGTAACATCAGAAGAAGAGCCTGACGCATTTCCTGAAGAAAACGAATGGTCCGGATCACGAGTAATTCTTCCGTATAATATTGATGTAGCTGATAAAAACTCAATTGATGTGTCATTGGTTGAATACGTCGGTAGAAAAAGGCCTGTTAGTTATTACGGAACTCAGCTTGGTGAATCGTCATCATGGAAAGTAGATATACCGAAGTCAGATGAAGAAACATTATACGCTTTGCGTAGATTAGCCATTTATACTGGGGATGTGTATGTAAGGGAGCCATCAGGAACCGGTTATTGGGCATCTATTTCCGTATCAATGAATATTAATCATTGTCAGTTAACAATACCTGTAACATTAGATATTACGAGAGTGGAAGGAGGTATGTAATATGCCTGATTGGACTAAAAGTATGCAGCGTACTTACGAATATTACATAGTCGATCCTGGAAGCTGGACTGATAAAACGCAAATTAAAACGATAACAAAAAGTAAAATAGAACGTGACGAATCCGCAGATACGCTCGGATCAGCCTCAATCGAGGCTACCGAGTCTATCGGTGAATGCTATGTTCGTATATACTTGATAACAATTCAAAATGGAATTAAAGAAAAGTTTCCATTAGGTACATTTCTTGTTCAAACTCCATCTGTTGATTACGATGGTCGGGTTAAGAAGATTGTTATGGATGCTTATACCCCATTACTTGAATTGAAGGAAAATCCTCCCCCATTAGGATATTCTGTTATGAAAGATGCAAATATTATGGACACTGCATATAATCTGTGCTGGACTCATATGCGAGGACCAGTTGTAAAAACGTCAAGCGACGATAAACTTTACAGTGATTTCGTAGCTAATACCGACGATACATGGTTGACATATATTCAGGATCTAGTAGCAAATGCTAAATACGATTTAGGACTTGACGAATATTCACGAGTTATATTTTTGCCATATCAGGAGGTTGAATCATTGCAACCAGTATTCCAGTATGATGATGATAATAGCTCAATTTTATATTCTGACATAAGTCTAGAACAGGATTTATATGGAGTGCCAACGACCGTAGAAGTAATTTATACTGGTTCTAATAATAGTACAAATTATTACGCAAAGGCGGTTAACGATGATCCAAATAGTCCAACATCTACGATTTCTAGAGGCAGAGAAATCATTTATAGAGATACAGATCCTGATATTTCAGGTGTTCCAACAACAGCAATGTTACAAGAGTATGCTGAAAGATCGCTAAAAAAGTTATCCTCAGTTGAATACACAATAAGTTACACGCATGGTTATAATGGTGTTCGTGTTGGTGATTGTGTCCGTATGAATTATGTAAGAGCCGGGATAACTGGTATTAAAGCTAAAGTAACAAAACAAACAATAGAATGTAATACAGCGGGTAAAGTTACTGAAACCGCAGTATTTACCAAACGATTATGGGAGGGGTGATGCTATATGGCTCTGTCTAATAATTTAATAAATCAATTTGTAAATGTTGTCGGAGTTGATAGTAAAGCCAATCTTAAAAAAAATGGACCATTATACGGAACAATTGTTGGCCAAGGTGGGTCAATGTATGTCAAACTTGACGGTTCCGAAGTTCTTACACCAATTATAACAACTGTCGAATATGCTGAAGGTGAACGAGTATTGGTTAATATTCTTAAACATACTGCGACAGTTATTGGCAACGTTTCTTCTCCGGCAGCAAATGGTGGAACCGTTAAAAAAGTTGAAGATAAAGTAGATATTGTAATTGCAGACAACGCCGTTATTAGGGATAAGATAACTGCAAGCGAAGCAGAAATATCAGCTATTAAAGCGGACAATGTAGCTATAAATGGTAAACTGGAAGCCACCAATGCTGATATAAAAAACCTTAAGGCTACGATAATAACAGCAGATCAAGCTGATTTAAAGTACGCCACTATCGAAAACTTAAATGTTGTAAACGAAACAGTACGAAATCTTCAAGGTGATTACGGTTCATTCAAAGAACTAACAGCCTCTAAATTTACTGCTGTTGAAGGTAATATCGATAATCTTACATCGGCAAATGTAACGATTACCGGTAGATTAGATGCCAACGAAGCAAGTATTAATGTTCTTGAAGCAACTACTGCAAAGATAACTGATCTTGATGCAGTGAACGCTCATATTAAAAATCTCACGGCAAATAAAGCAGACATTGATCTGGGTAATGTAAACAACGCATGGATTCAAAATGGAATTATTAAAGATGGTGCTATAGGAACAGCAACAATTGCAGATGGCGCAATCACGAATGCTCAGATAGCAGATGCAACAATTGAGGCAGCAAAAATCAAATCTATTAACGCAGATACGATCACCGCCGGAACGATTAAGACTGACCGGCTGATCATCACCGGTCCGGATGGTGAGGATTCGATCGTGAAAGTTATTAACGAAGCTAATGGAGTATCATCGGCCGAAGCCAATAGCACAAAGATTCAAGCTGCTTCTATCGACGTAGTAGATTTATCAGCATTTCAAGCAACAATCGCCGGATTTACATTAAGTCAAGATTCTATTCGAGATGGCAAGACTTCCATAAAAGATCCAAATAGTGGTATTTATATTTCTACCACTGGCATTGGTATTGGCAATGGCAATCTCACTGGTAAGAACGAATCTCCTATACAGATGTATGCCGATGGAGCTTTTCGACTTATTGGTCGTAACGGAAAAATCGATTTTAATGCTGTAACTGGCAGCTTAGATCTAGAAGTGTCAAGTCTTAAAATAGGTTCTAAAACAGCTGCAACAACCGATGATATTAACGACTTACGAATTGATGCTACTTCAGCATTAATAGTTACATCGTCAAAAGGTACCTGGTTTCAAGACACAAACACTACTACAATAATGACCGTGGAAATTCGACATAGCGGATATTCTATAACTGATGCCACTTTAATGCATAACGTATTTGGTGAAAAAGCTTTTCTAAGATGGAGCTATAGAAAGAATGGCGATACTGAATACACGGCGATTGCTACAGATGATCCAAGAATAAGTAATAATGGTTTCACGTTTACGCATACCCCGGTTAATGGAGATAGTAATTACGACTTCGCATGCGAACTTATAGATACTGATGAGGAAGTAATGATTCTTGACGAAAAAAATATGGATCAAAGTTTATTAGATTATAATTTAGGAGGTGAAGTAGATGGCTTATGATAAACAGAACTTTAAAAGCGGAACTAAATTATATGCTAAACAGTTAAACGCAATGGACGATAAACTGGCAGATAACGATGATCGTCTTGACGCATATGCACAAGCCATCAACAATACTATTGACAAAGCGAATGAATTGGATGCTAACAAAATTTATGGTGCTTATGTAGAAAACGGATATTTGTTTTTGACGTCTAACGGTCAGGTTGTGGTAGGAAATCTAGGACCTTTCTCGGGCACTGGAGGAGGTGCTGGTGGAGGTTCCGGCGATAATAATGCTAAGTTAACTGTTAAAAATACATCTGGATGGCTCTCTAAAGTAATTGGAGAAGGGCAGTCTTGTAATATACTTTTAAACTGGACATCCATCGAAGACGGTGTTGCTACCGGAAACGGAACTATTAAAATAACAGTTAATAATATAATAAAAGCATCATATGATATTCCTCAAGGAGACGTCACAGTTAATGTAACTGATTATCTTGACGCCGGTTCAAACGTAATAAAAATAACCATTTCAGATGCATATGGTAATGCAAGAACAATTAATTTCTCAATTACAGTTGCATCTATTAGCTTAACGTCAACTTTTGATCCTAGTTTAGCATACGATGGTGATATCACATTTCCGTATACACCAACTGGTAATGTAAATAAAACCATGCACTTCAAAATGGATGGTACCGAATTCTATACTTTTGAAACAACATCAAGTAATCGTCAGTTAACTTATATTATTCCTAAACAGAGTAATGGAAGTCATATATTAGAAGTATACTTCACTGCATCAGTTGATGGCAATGAACTAACGTCTAACGTTTTACGTTATGATATTATATGTTCAGACGCAAATAATGAAACAGTTATCATTACTTCGTCTTTTGCTGAAACAACTGTGAAACAATATGAGACTGTTAAGATTGACTTTTATGTATATAACCCTAAATCGCTCACTAGTACAGTCAAGCTCATTGCCGACAGTGTAACAGTAAGCGACATGATCGGTGTCGATAGAACTATGCAGTCTTGGTCATATCGGTTCGATAAATCTGGTTCTCACACTCTTAAGATTAAATGTGGAACTGTTGAAAAAGTATTTGATCTAACGGTAGCACGATCAGATGTAACTATAGAGGCCGAAACAAATGATCTTGAATTATATTTAACGTCATACGGTCGAAGTAATAATGAATCGACTAAGAACGTTTGGGAATTTGGTAGTATATCTGCTGTTATGAGCAATTTCAACTTTGTAAGCGACGGTTGGGTTTTGGACGATGATGGAAATACTGTACTTAGGGTATCCGGAGATGCTCGTATTACGATTCCCTTTAAGATGTTTAAAGATGATTTCAGAACAACTGGTAAAACTATAGAGTTCGAATTTGCAACCCGAGACGTATTGAATTACGATAGTATTCTTTTCTCGTGTATAAGCGAAGATCGAGGACTCGAGTTTACAGCTCAAAAGACATTCTTATCATCCGAACAGAGCACAGTAAGTACACAGTATAAAGAAAACGAACATTGTCGAATTACATTCGTGATCGAGAAACGAAGTGAAAATCGTCTTATTTGGGTATACATCAATGGAATTGCTTCAGGAACAATTCAATATCCGGCAAATGACGATTTTACGCAAGGTACTCCACTTGGTATATCTATTGGATCAAATAGTTGTACACTCGATATTTATACGATTCGAGTATACAATAACAGTTTAACCAGATTCCAGATTCTCGATAATTACATAGCTGATACTCATAATATTGATTTAATGTTAGAACGTTATAATCGTAATGACATATTCGATGAATACGATAGGATAGTTATTTCTAAGTTACCTAAAGATTTACCATATTTAATTCTCACAGCACCTGAATTACCGCAATCAAAAGGTGATAAAAAAACGGTAAGTGGCCAATATGTTGATCCAGTTCATCCTGAATTTAGTTTCACGTTTGAGAATGCCATATTTGATGTACAGGGAACTTCATCCGCTGGATATGCTAGGAAGAATTACAAGGGTAAATTTAAGGGCGGTTTTCTTCAAAATGGAAAACAGGTAGCTAGTTATTCTATGAGAACCGGGGCTATCCCGGTAAGTACATTCACATTTAAAGCCGATGTTGCTTCATCTGAAGGTGCTAATAATGTGGAACTTGTACGATTATACAATGACCTTTGTCCGTATAAGACTGATCCGCAGAAAGTTAATTCATCTATACGACAGGGCATCGATGGTTTTCCTATTGTTATATTTTGGAATAACGGAACTGAGACTACTTTCTTAGGAAAATATAATTTCAATAATGACAAAGGAACAGAAGAAGTGTATGGATTTGCTGCTGGGGATGAATCGTGGGAATTTTTAAATAATACCTCGGATCGTTCATTATTTAGATCTGCCAATTTCACAGGTGACGATTGGTTAAATGATTTCGAAGGTCGTTATCCCGATGGCAATACCGATAGCACAAACCTTGCCACGGTTGTAAGTTGGGTAGCATCGACAGCAAATGATATTGCTAAATTTAAAAGTGAATTCAGTAATTATTTCGAATTGCAGGCTATGACGTTTTATTATCTATTTACAGAGATATTCTTGATGGTTGATAGTCGAGCTAAGAACCAGTTTATCACAAAAATGGGTACAAGTAAATGGTTCATGCTTCCTTACGATTTTGATACAGCTATCGGAATTAATAACGAAGGTACTTTAGCGTTCTCGTATAATCTAGAAGATATTGATCAGGTTGATTCTGCAGATGTATTTAACGGTCAGCAGAGTGTACTTTGGAAGAATTTTAGAACTGCATTTTACGATAATATCAAATCTATGTACGCAACACTTAGAAGCAGTGGTAAATTCAGTTATGAATACGTTAACCAGCAATTCGAAGATCATCAGTCAAAATGGCCAGAAGCAATTTTCAACGAAGATGCATATTATAAATACATTCAGCCATTGATGGAAACTGGAACTTCTGCTTATCTTTCAATGCTTCAGGGATCAAAAGCAGAACAGCGTAAATGGTGGTTATACAACAGATTTCGTTACATGGACAGTAAATATGTTGCTGGCGACTCTTTAAGCGATATAATTACTTTAAGAGGTTATGCTAAAGCTAACATTACAGTTACTCCTTATGCAGATATTTATGCATCAGTTAAGTATGGTTCATATTTAGTTCAGAAGAGAGCAACTCGTAATGTTCAGTATACGTTGGAATGTCCTCTTGATAATGTAAACGATACAGAAATATATGTATACAACTGTTCACAGATTTCCGCTATAGGCGATATTTCGCCGTTTAAAGTTGGTTATGCTGAGTTCTCTAAGGCAACGAAACCTAACTCTCTTAAAATTGGAGATGCGGCATCAAGTTACAGAAATACTAATTTAAAAGAGTTATATTTGGGTAATAATACATTACTTAAAACTCTTGACGTTAGAAATTGTCCGAACTTAACTATGGCAGTAGATGTATCAGGTTGTATTAATATTGAAGAGGTATATTTCGACGGAACCGGTATTACTGGTATTCAGTTGCCTAATGGTGGTAACTTAAAGAAATTGCATCTTCCAAATACAATCACTAACTTAACGCTTCGGAATCAGATGGGCCTTACAGAGTTTATTATGTCTTCTTATATGAATGTATCTACATTATGGCTTGAGAACATTCCAACAAGTATTATTGATCCGATCGAAGTACTTGAGCAGATTAAAGCAAATAGCCGAGTTCGTGTTATTGGTTTTAGTGCCGAAATGAACGACCCAAATGATATTCAAGAGTTGTTTAATAAGTTCGATGGATTTAGAGGCTTAGATGAACATGGCAATAATGTAGATAAGCCTCAGATTTCAGGAACTATTCATACCGGATCCATTACCTCAACACAGTTAGTACAATTCCGTACACAATATCCTGACATTGTAATTACGTACGATTCCATTTCTTATGTTGTTGAATTCTACAATGGCGACACATTACTTCAGCGTAGTTATGTTATAGCAGGTCAAAATGCGGTATTTTCAGGTACAAATCCGACGAAAGAACAGACGGATGACTATCGGTATACTTATATTGGCTGGAGTATGACGAAGGATTCTGAAACAGCAGATGCTAACCCTCTTACTAACATCCAATCGGATAAGAAATTCTATGCTGCATTTAGTAAGACCCGACATTATCTTGTTATATTTAGGAACGTATCAAATATCGACGGATTAACCATATCCGAATTAGGAAGGGGTTATGTAGACGAGGGATCTGATGCTGTATATTATGGTGCAACTCCAACTAGAGATAGGGATGTACATTATATTTATTCTTTTGCTGGCTGGACTACAAGCGATGACATTTATGCTGACGCAGATTCAAATGCACTTAAGAATATTACAAGTGAAAAAGTATTTTATGCAGCTTATGCTCGAACCACAATATACTATACTGTAAGATTCTATAACGGAACAACGTTGCTTGAAACTGGACAGTATACGTATGGAGAAACGCCTTCATATTCGGGAAGTACGCCAACTCAAGGTAATGCTCCGTTTATCGGATGGATACCTGAAATAGCCCCTGTAACCAAGAACATTGATTATAAGGCCAAGTTCTTAACGGCTCCTATATTACCAACAGCGTGGTATTCCACCGACGCGTATAAGGCGGTTAACAAAGCATATGAGTTACGCTTTATACCAGATGTTAAAAATGAGTTGAGTAATGTTGGACTATTATCGACCGATGGAACAGAACAGTATATCGGAAATAGAACGTTAAATGACGGTACTACTCAAGTTATAGTCACATGGGATTCGTCAGCGAGTAATGAAATAATGTTACCTACAGATTCGAATCATATATTTAATCTGCAGGGTAAAGTTACTCATTGTTATTTAGATAATGTTAACGCCACGTTAGTTGATGCATTTGATTATGCATTTTACAATACTGGACTAATCGTTCATGGCACAGAAAAATTAATTTTTGAGAATTGTCGTACTATGCACTACGCATTCGCTAGTTTATATAATATGGGTGACATTGATATAGTCATTAACGTGAATCATAACTACTCGGTAAGTCTATATAATACATTTTCTAAAACGAAAGCGAAAAGTATAGATATTTCATCGCTAAAAAAGATAACAAATATGCAAAGCGTTTTTAGTAACACAACGGTTAATAATATAATATTACCAAAAAAACTAAATCTCGATTCTCAAATGCCTTTGAGTTACGCTTTTGAAGCATTAAAATGTCCTAATGCAGTAATTGACATGTCTGAATGGAGACATGAGTCTAATAAAGCACTCGGAATGGCCAACGTGTTTAATGGTGCCAAATGTTCAAAAGTTATAATTGCAACAGAAAAATCGCCATTATGTGTATATAATTCTTTTGCAAGTTGTTTCAGCGAGGGTACATATACTATTGATGGATTAGAATATGTTACAATAGATAGCAAAAATAGTATAACTTTAAATGGTATGTTCTCTAATTACAAAAATTCAAAAGCTATATTAGATATGTCTTCTTGGAATATACCGATGTTAACGGATCTTAATCTATTTTTATTTATGTCAACTGTAAAAGAAGTTAAACTTCCGCATGCACAAATTGTACGATCCAATCCTGGTTCTCGATGGTTTATGAATATGACTGTTGAATCAATATCTGGATTTAATAACATAACCGGAATAGAAAAAGACACCGGGTCAATGTGGGCAATGTTTAATGGATTAACACCGGTTGGTCGAGATTTACAGATCGACATAAGTTCGTGGAATTTATCAAATATAATAGGTTTCAGCAATAATTTTATTACAGAACCAAAAGGTACTTATAAAGTATATTTAACCATACCAGCAACAAACGGAAACGGAATAGCGAATACTTCATCACGAATGTATGGCAAAGATGAGACTACGTATTATGATTTTCCAACGAGCGATAAACTGATAATAACAGTAGCATCAGCATAAAAAAGGAGGTCTAAAAATGAAAACTATATGTAAAGGTATCATATCGCTACTTTATGCTAACGAATTGGATACCATAACTAGATATTATAAACTTCAGGCCTCCTCAGAAGCAGCTCCATCTAAACCTACGGATGGGGTTGCTATCCCCGATGGATGGTCTACCACGGAACCGGAATACACATCTGGGTCAGATATGATTTTATATTTCGTGGATCAGATCAAAATGTCTAAAGGCGATATAAAGTATTCTGAAGTCTCTAAGTCTAGTAGCTATTTGGCAGCTAAAGCCGCTTATGAATTGGCGAACAGTCATGAGACACGAATAGCTACTGCCGAGACAAACATTGAATCTAACGCTACAAAAATTGAGTTGAAAGCATCTCAGGTCGAAGTTACAAACCTGACTGACACAGTAAATGCATATGTAGAAAAAGATACGGTATTTACACAAGATGTTAACGGATGGAAAATGAACTGGACCAAGATACTTAAAACCGATGAAGCTGATGTTGCGAATCATCAAGATTATATCACATTTCAAAATGGAGATATTATTTTAGGTGAATCAGGAAGTGATCTTAAATTAAAAATCGCTAATGATTCAATTCAATTTAAGGGAACCACTGAAACTGAAATAACTCCGGATAGCGACACTACAGCATGGATAACCGGTAAACAATTTAATATTAATAGAGGAGAAATTCATGAATACTTACGAATAGGTAATTTAATATTAATGCCAAAAGAAAATGGTAACTTCACAATCGATATTATTTAAGGAGGTGGTTTTATGGCTTATACACCAGGTATGACTGTTTACACGGAGGGTACTGTAGAAATTCCAGGTATGGGCTCAAACTATACGTTAAAATGGAAATTTATATGCAACGGTAAAACATCGCAAGGCACTATAGCAACTGGACAATCGGCTGCGACTTATAAATGGACTCCTCCAAATAGAACATTTTTACCGTTATTTGGGAATCAAGTAAAAGGCGAATTACATGTGTATGTATATCCGAATGGATCTTCAACTATGGGATTCGGGGATTACACGTATACCCTGGTTCTTGATCCTACTGTAGCACCAAAAATCGGTTACGCTAGGTCAAGCTTAACAGGCGTAACGTATAATGATAAAGCAATCGAGCGTTACACGACAGTTGGCGTATCGGTTGAGATTGCTAGAGTAATCGATGTTGGTCAAACTGTAACTATAAGCGATGGTCGTGTTTCACATCGGATTAATGTTGAATCGGGAACCGGAAACGTTGAAATATCACAAGTATTTTCGGAGTATACTGTCCCTAGTGATTCGGCTAATGGGTATATTGATGTTGCTTTTTCAATAGTTGCCATCGATACTAGAGGTAGAAAAGCAACAAGAACATTTACTAAACGAGTATATAAGTACGTTGAACCAACATGTAAACTAAAGACTGCTCGTAATGATGACGGCACTAGAATATCCGTTTATTATGAACCATCATGTCAAACTACTGTTGCCGAGAAATCTAATAGTATAACTAAAATAACCGGGGTTATAGTTATTAACGATGGAAGCACTCCTAAGACATTAGATCTGACAAATTTGACATCACCTCAAATGCTTCCAGGTACAGTTGAATTTGGCGAATCTTATATGGTTCGAGTGGCGGTTATTGACTCAGTCGGATTGGGCAGTTTTGCTGAAACTATATCAAATGGCGATGCGCCAGTAATGGACATAAGCCGAGATGGAAAAACAATAACATTCTTCGGTGCATCTCCACCATCGGCAGACGATAACTCAGTTCAGATCGGTAAACAATTATCAGGAAGAGTTATATTTGGACCAAATAATATTAAGTTCAATTATAATAAGGTTGAAATGTTTCATCTTGGATATGATACTTTTACAGATGACACGGGAACTCATACTGTTAAAACATTTAAATTTGGTGATGAAAATGTAGTCAAAGGTACATTATCTTCCGCATTTGGCGCGGGCAACAATATTACCAGCGATTGCGGAATAGCTCTAGGTACTAGTAATGTAGTTAGCGGTGTTGATTCAGCAGCAATCGGTCTTGGTTTAAAAGCGTCTGGAAAAGATCAAACTATCGTCGGACAATATAATATTGAAGACACGACAAATAAATATTCGTTTATTGTGGGTAATGGAACTTTTGACGCAGCTCGATCTAATGCTTTAGCAGTTAGCAAACTTGGCGATGTTGAAATAAATGGTAAGAGTATTAATGATGTTTTTATGGGAGATCTATGTCATTATTGGGGCAACGCTGAAATTACTCTCACCGCTGATAAAAAAAGTCTTGAAATACCTGCGTTTACAACTGGAGCTGTCGGATCATTACCCGATCTGTATACTAGGTACGGAAATCTAGAAATAGTCGTAAACAAAAAAGGACTTTATGCAATTATGGTTAGAGTCTCGTTTAGACCATACTCAGCTGGTGGTCGAGCAGAATTTGCATTTTACAAAAATGACTCCAGAATGCCTATGTATGCATCTACTATGTGGTCACCGAAAGCAGACACTCGAACAAGAATTGTTCCTATCATATTTCCACTAAACGCCGGAGACAAAATTCAATTTAAAGGTAAAATGATCGACGCTAATGTTGGATATATGACGATTAATGATATTATGGTTTACGCCATCGATTACGAAGGAAAATATAGATAACAAAAGGAGTTCAATATGGACGAGAATACAACTTTAATTAATATTACTATCGATGAGGACTTACGAACTCTAACTATCCCTACGAACGGCACTGTATTCGGTGTCGTTGGGGATATCTCTGTAAATAGAGTTATGTTTGTTCTCCCTCGATATTTCAGAGGTTTCGATCTGACCCAATGTGTCGCTCGTGTAAACTATTGCAACCCAAATGGAGATGCGAATTATTACGAGGCCGATGATTTAGCAGAAACAGAAGGTAAAGCTACATTTACATGGCTGATGGGTCCTGATGTAACATCTTATATTGGCGATGTTAAGTTTAGCATCCAGCTGTATAAGAAAGATGAAGGTGGCAAGATCATCAAGAATTTCAACACCAAGTATGCTACAGGTAAGGTTCTGGAGGGTTACAATGTTGAACAGTCAGTAACACCAGAACAACAGGAAACTTTGGTTGAGAAGCTTAGTAAGGAGGTGAAAGATAATGTTAGCGAATCTCTGAAGACTGAAACTTTAGAAGCTATTTCAGCTGATATTGAGAAAAAGAAGACTAGCGCTCTTACCGAGATAGAAAATAAAAAGACCGACGCAGTTAAAGAGGTTAATTCAGAACAGGTAGTTCAGGATGTTAGTCAGATAAAAGATCAATTATCTTATATACCTGATATTATTAGAAAATTCGAATTTAATGTTGCATTGTCTATGACCGGATATTATACGGCATTACCAAGTAA